TTCATTTGAAAGAGCTTTCCAATGCAAAACTGATATTGGTTGAGCGAAAGGGTCGCAATTTAATTTATCGACCCGCTGCAGATCGGATCGACAAGCTTTGCAATTTCTTATTAGAGAATTGACCAAAAGCAGTCTGTAACGCACCAGCACTAGGAGCATCATCTGAACCACCAGTCAAAGTATTTGTTACGACACCCGGTAATGTGGCAAAAGATGTACCGGCTAAATTAGTACCCCAAGTTGCAACAGTTGCTGCATAGTTTGGTGGATCAATAGCGTAAATATATTTTGAATTATTGAAAATTACATTCTTATAATAATTTGAATTGCCCAAAGAATCGGTAGAATTAAATGCTTTAGATACAAATTGATATGTTTCTAAAACTGTGTTCTTAGTTCCAGTAAATAAACCACCTGAATCGGTAACGATAATGTGAATTTCATCGTTTGAAGCACCAGCAGCAGTTGCCTGAACTGATGTTCCTGGTGCACCAGTAAAGTAAGATGAAACACCAATACCATTTACTGTCCAAGATGAGAATGTGGTGTTGGAATCAATAATAGAAACGGTTAATGAATTACCCAAAGCACCAGCATATCTACCAACAAATGGTCCGTAAGTATTGGCACTATTTGAACTTAGATATGATATTTCAAAAATATCTTTGTTAGTAATTTGTGGATTTGTTGCTGAAGTATTTGCATCAGCATTTTTGCTGTTTGCACCTACTGCTCGAACAACCTGTAAATTATTTCCGTAAGATAGAAAAGAAGCAGCAGAAAAGAAAGATTCATATGTATTTGCGTCTGGAGCACCAAACGTATCTACAAGTGAAATTTCACTATCTATTTGAATTCTTTTATTTGCTGGACCCCAGTTGAAGTTTCCAGCGAAAGCACCGGCCGTAGTTAAGACTGAAGGTACAACAGTTGTTAAATCAACTTCAGAATAATTTACGCCTGGAGAGATTTGAAAAGCCATTTTGTTATCTCCTAATATGATGTTATATTGGCAATTAAGATACCATACGAATATTTATGTAAGGCCATATTTAGAGATTTTTTATTGAATCTCTAATAAATCCAGCATATATGTCATTCCCATCAGCTAACTCCCATAAATCACCATCAATAATTTCAAAACTATGCTCACGACCATCTTCAATAATAGGTGCTGGTAATACTTCTTCATCTAATTGGTTCATATCTTCTAGTTGAAGTTGCTTTCGGATATCATGGTTTACAATATCTTTGAAATATTTTTGACCAGTTGCCCAAGCAAACATCACTAAACCCATAACCATGTCATCATTTGCATCAGCATCTGCAGCAAATGAAGTTTTACTAGCCACAAAAGTGGTTAATTCCGAAATCGTATCAAAATCATTAATTATTAATTTGTTACTTTCAATCAAAGTCTTTAAGTTTGAACAACCAACTCTCTTGACCGCAACCGACATTTTCAATCCCATTTGAACACCACGACCAAAACCTGATGATAGTTGTTGTGGTTGTTTATTACCTGTAAATATCTTAAACAGGTTTTCATATTCAAGGTCTTGATGAATTACATCAGCAACCGTAGGATTATTATTAATTTCTACTAAAACATATGCGTCATTATATAACCTAGCTGCATTATATATAACGGTTGGAAACAGCATAGGTGAAATTGAAGAAGATTTATAAGTTGCCACCTGTTTATATGGAGTTGTAGATATGTCTATTACCGAAAAGGTAGAACAGTCTAAGTTTCTACCTTCAGACACATCAACCCATAAAGCATACAGGTGGTCTTTGGTTGTCTCATCATCACCTTTGATTGGATATTCATATATCTTCATCTTGTCATGCTCAGCAATTGGTGGTTTATAAGCCAACTGTTGTAATTTCTGACCAGAGATAAGTGTGTTGGAAGAGCCTAAGAATTCAGTTTCAAACTCCTGTCTAAATTGCCTTTCAGAAGTATTCTTGATTGTTTCTTCTTTCCAATCTTCGTCACGACCTGGTACCATTGACCAATGAACTTCATATGGTGTATAATTATTGTTCTTATTGACCGCATCAGTCCAAATCTTATAGAATAAATTCATACCATTTGGTGTAGAAACAATAATAATCTTTGTTTTGGTACCAGCAGTAATGACAGGATAGACTGAGGTAAAGAATTCTGTAGCAATATTAGATGGTACGAAAGCAAACTCATCCAAGAATACAATATTAAACGAACCAGAACGAGCCGCTGAACTTGATGTAGAAGATGCCACGATGATTGAACCATTCTCTAATTCTACACGACCTTTGTTCCATTCAACGACACCTTGTTGTAACCACATAGGTAGATTCTCATAAGCCAACTGTAACTTACCTAGAATACCACGAGCAGTCTCACCTCGGTTGGCGAGAACTGCTACAGATTGTGAGTCTTGAAATAGTATTGTCCAGAGAAGATAGGCGACTGTTGTGGTGGTTTTACCAACCTGCCGGGGACATTTCATGATAGTAAAACGATTGTTGTGGAAGGTTTTTAACATATCTTCCTGAAAATCATACAGTTTGAATTCAGTTACACCATCATCAAGCGTAATAATCTTAATGTATTTGGTAAAGTATAGTGGGTCTTTCCGACATTTGATGTATTCTTCTACCTGCTCTTCGGTAAAACTAACATTAATCCCTACTCTTTTTAATAGGGGATTATCACGATAAGATTCTTTTTTTTGTATTGCCATTAGTCTTTACTTTTTAGTAACTTACTCAATTCAGATGTTGAACCTACAAAGATAGCTTTATCAATATTGGTTGTACTAGCTTCTTTTTTGATACCAGAAATATCTCTCATTTCTTTTTGTATCCTCAGAAGTCTATCATTGGCCTCTGTCATGTTCTTTAATAATGTGGCATATACTTCAAAGGCTCTTGGATGCTGGCCTGCTTTGGCAATCTCCAATATCTCATACATGGCTTCTTGGCCTTGGTCAATAATACCTTGAAGATTTTCTTTTGATTGCTGATACGCATCTGTTAAATCAGAATCTATATCAGGTTGTTTGTAGTGTGTAGGTAAAGATTGTTTCTTTGGAGATGGTTCTGGTTCACCAATAGGAGTCACATCAAACACTTCACTTAAACTTTTATCAAGGTTGTTCATAGTATTTTATATAGTGTTTAATTATAATGCTGCTATTGCGGATTGAAAAGCGGCATAAGTTGCTGCATTGGCGACTAAAGCTTTTAGTTCTGTAGTAGAAATAGATACATTCACAGTAGAAATTAAATTTTCTATTAAAAATGCACCATTCATTGCAGAGTGATATTGGCAAACATAATATAAATTACTTGGTGCGTTCAAAGGAACTGTAAAAGTTAAAGTTCCAACTTGAGTACCGGCACCAGTAACACCTGAAGTATAAAGATTACCTGAACTATATGCACCACTCACAGTTTGAATAAAGAAAGGATGTCCACTTGCACTAATACTAAAATAGTAAGTCACACCACGATATAGAGTTACTGTGGGGTTAGAAGCTCCATCAATTAGATAAGCACCAGATCCTGAATTAGTTACTGTCAGAGTTAAATCAGAACTAATATTTGTATTTGCTTTGGCAAAAGCCGCTGTTGCTATATTATTTGCACTAGAAATATTGGTATTCTGTGTTGTATCTACACCTTGTATTATAATAATATTATTAGTTGCTGTATTGGCTGTTGTTCTAGCTAAAGTATCTACGGAACCAGCAGATATTGTATTTGCTAAATTAAATGATGCTTGTGCCAAACCAGTAACAGTTGCTATATTGGTATTCTGTGTTGTATTAACACCTTGTAAAATGATAATGTTATTTGTTGCTGTATTGGATGTTATTCTAGCATAAGTATCAATAGTACTAGTCGATATTGTATTAGCATTATATGCAGTGCTTTGTACAGTTGAATCTGGAAATGTTAGAGTTCCTGTATTACTAAATCTCCAACTATTGTTTGAATTTAGCCCTACACTTGTTACATTTGTTGATATATAAACATCATTTGCGTATGTAATTATACTACCACGTTCTTCTAATTTTATTCCAGTATGGTTTGTAAATGAATTTGTTTGTATAACCATATTAAAAACATTTTCGGCCAAAGTATCTAATTGTGCTCTACCAATATATGAAGAACTATTTGAATAAATTAAACCACTTCTTATTTGAAGAAAACCAGTTGTTGGTGAAACTCTAAGAAAGAAATTATTGGCAACAAGAAATGTTGAGTTAGCTTTTATTGAATTAGTAACATGAGTTTCTGTTGCTAATCTACTACCACCTAGTGTTTGACCGTCATGTACAGTCAATGTATCATTGGTATAATCTACAATGATTTCACCATTGGCTCCAATAACTTGAGCTAGATGTGTATTAGCTAATCTTTTGAATTGTAATGTTCGTGACATTTTTGAATACCCTTATTGTAAATCTGTTATGTTTTCTAGTTCTGTTTCTAAATTGTCTATACCAAATACATTGGCCTGTAAATCTCCAGCAAATCCATCATCTGTAGTAATTACTGTTGTATTAATATCAGGAATTTCATTGATAGTTGTAGTAGTTGTATATAGTGTATTACCATTAGCATCAGTTGGTTTAGGTACCAAAACAATTTGTGCAAGATTTTTAGGTAACAATTGATATGATACAAACGAATAATTTGATAGTGTCTTAAATCCTATAATAGGTAAGTTAGATATAAAGTTACCATTAATTTCGGTCAAATGTAATACATCATCATTCCATGAACTAACTCTAGCTGTTGCCGTAACCTGTGTTGGAGAATAACCTTGATATACTGTTTCTCCAATCTGATAAGTACCAACACCTTCTGCACCCATATTAAATGCAACCACATCAGATGTATGAATAGTGCTTAATATATTTGTAATTGAGTTTCTAATTAAACCAACCTCAGTAGTCTTACCAAAAATAAAACCTTTGACGGTAAAGTTTAATGTCCAAATAATCATTCTAGTTTCAGAATTTTTATCTCCTTCGTACATAATATCACTTGATGTATTATTTAATATAATTGGTATTTCTCTGATAATACCCATCTCAGGAATTAAGTTTAGTTTAATCGTATAATCAGGTGTAAAATAAGGAAGTATGTGCTCAATAATCTGTGTACCATCTTCTACATTTCTCACATAGATATATAAATTAAAATCAAAATTATATGGTACTGGATTATATTGTGATATAACACCGTCTATTGTCTTGGCGAATTGCTTAAAGTTTGTATTCTGCTTTCTACTAGAATCATAAGTAAGACCTGCCATTTCAAATGACATTCTAGGTAGTGCTATCTGTATCTTTTTACTTAAATCTGGATCATCTTCTAATCTTCGTACATACAATTCTTTAGTGGCATACACAATAGGAACAAGCATTCGTTCTGCTTCAGTTAAATCTGGATTGAATCTATACAAAGTAATATTATCAAATAGATTACCAAATCCAATAACTAGTTTACGAATAATTCTGTTATATGTGGAGGCCATTATATGCTACCAAAAGGATTGTTTTCAGAGAAGTCTATAATAGAATTTGCTTGAGCGTTTATATATTCATTTGAATAAGTCTCATTGAATGAATTGTCTAATTGAGAGTCATAAGATACCAACGCATATTTTGCATTACTTGAAGCACCAATTAATACGGCACCATTAACAAATTCTCCAGTAATATTACTTACCAATAATTCTGATTCACCTGATGACCAAGCTTGAACTATTCCCAGAGCAGTAGCATTGGCTTGTAATTGGTTGGCAGCCTGATATACTATTTCATGTATGTAATAATTTGTCACATTACCTGAATTAGCACCAGTATTTAACTTAATTGTATATCCAGAATCATTAACAATTTGGTCAATATCATCAACACCAGTATCAACAATTTCTTGTGAATACTTAAATTTCTCAAGTCTAAGCTCATAGAAATATGGTTGTTGTCTACCTAACATATGAAAATCTTTTGCCTGCTCAGTAAAAGTAATCTCATATAATTCACCAGTACCATTTAGAAAAGGAACATAAACTAAATCACCTTCTCTAGGCCTATTGAAAGTATCTTGTGGTACTCTTTGTGAGAATGACCTTTTTGAAAGTATTACTTTAACTACATCTTTAATTTCTAAACCAAATTTAGAAAAGAATTCTTGCTGACCTTCATAGTCTAATGGGTCAGATGATAGATACATTTCTAATGGAAAGGCTGTTTTGAATTTCTTAACAGGATCTTCACCATAAAGAATATCTCGGTCCTCTGGATTTTCTATGGGCAAATAGAACGCATCAAAACCCATTATCTTTATTGATTCAACTATCAAATCCTCTATAACACCCTGTTCTGCACGGGAGTTGTAATTATTGAAATATACACTGGTAGGAATTTTAGGTACTCACCTTTCTATAACATCATAAATTCTAATGGAGCACCATATTGTGTTTCCATTTGTGATTCAAGATTTCTAATTTCTTCTACCGCTTCTTCATAGATTTTATCACCATTCAATGTGACACCACCTGGTAATTGTAAGCCACTAAATTTCTTGAGGTTATTTCCCCAGCTTCGTTTGATTAATGCCGTGGCATATTCTTTAACCCACCGGTCATTCCAAACCCTATTGTATACCGAAGCATCTATATTGGCATAAGATTCAATTACCATAATGGCACCTGCTGGTGCTTCGGATGTTCCCCATCCCCAATCACAAAACAGTCTTTGCATATGCCTCTGGAAACGAATAGGAACTTCTCCAGTAAACAGTAATTCTAGTGAGCGTAAGTGTTGTTGTGTCAAGGTATAATTGACATACGATGCGGAGGTGAAATCGTACAACTCATTAAGTCGTAATTGATATCTCAGGTCAAACATATTAATAGTTGCCTGAGAATCGTTAATTGGAAATAATCGTGTTACACCGACAATATCTAAGGCATTGTTGGCTGCATCTCTGACATTACTTAAATCAACATACTTATTGGTAATTTCAGTTTGAGTAATGGTCTTGATGTAATATACTTTTTGAAGTCCATCAAAATGATAATCTTGCCAATATTGAATGGCATCATCAATTCTGTCATCTATTTGGTCTTGGTCTATATTGATTTCTATTACGGGAAACCCAAGTCTCCTCAAGCAATAATCAATCAGCGCTTGTCTACTGTTTACGGATGGCATAATAATCTCCTATTATAAGAGGTATTTATACCTTGTTCCAACTCATAAAAAACCCTTCACAAGGAAGGGTTTAAGAAAAACACTATAGTATTTTATTTAATAAGGCCGCCATAAGCGGACTTACTTTTTTTCTTCTGGCGTCTCCGCTGGAGCTTCGGCTTGTTGTGCAGCCTCAACTTGTGGACCAGCCTGTGACCGAACTTTATCAATCAAAGGGGCAACTTGAGAATAAGCCATGTTACCTAGAGCTTGTAATACACCATTTACTTCTTCAATCGTTAACGACAGTTTGATTTCCATTTATTTCTCCATAAAATAGAATTGTTAAAAATAAACAACATAGTTATTTATACTACAAGTATAACAGGATTAAACTAAAAATACAACCAGTTTAATAAAGTATACCACTATTTGACAGCATTTCTTAACGGAGTTAAGTTTTCTGTTGTCCAATAAGTCTTGGCAATCATAATTTCCAGATGGTCTTTGTTGCGTTTCAGGGTATCAGCCCAATCTTCATCAGACATTCCTTCTGGTTGGCCTGCGGTAATCAGGTTTACTGAGTCCATTGACGCACTATAATGCTTGGCAATTTGTTCTGCTGTTGGTTGTTCTACAATGTTTTCCATTTTAATTCTCCTATCTAGATGCTAATTGTTGTTTAAGTGAATCTACTTCTGCTTTAAGTTCTTGGATTGCTGAAACAAGTGTTGCTACTAAGAATGATGTGTCTACACCTTGATGTATAGGTTTACCGTTAGCATCAACTGCAT